GTCGGTCTTCTGCCGCAGCTCCACATCGACCCACGCGTCACCGATTCTCTGCCGGCACGCGCCCGTCACGGCCGGGATCAGGCCGCTCGTATACGTGCCCATCACCCCATCGAGCGCCGTCCACGCCGGCTTCGGCGAACCGCTCACACCCATGACCCCGAATCTGCCCTCGCGATCGTCCGCTATCCCGTCCTGATACTTGAACAGGAACGCGCCGCCGAGCAGATCCGACCAGCGGCCATGCAGCAACCGCAGCGCTTCAAGGTGCTGTCTCGCCTGGTCCGCCTCACTGATCCCGAACGTCGGCGAGCCCGTGGCGCTGGCGGTCGTGAACCCGTACTCCGTCACCCACATTCTCACTCTGCCGGGCACGTCGAGCCCTGCGGTGACGAGGTAGCTCGCGACCTCGTCAAGCTGCGACCATTCCCCCCAGGCGTCGTAGTACGGCAGGTCCAGCGGTCTGGTGCCGTAGAGGTGCACGGTGACGCCGTCGATGTAGGTCCCGAGCGTCGGCTGCGCGGCAAACGCGGGCGCGATCCACTCCGTCGCGCTACCGCCTCTGGGGTAGTAGCGGTCGATCCCGGCGAACAGGTACCTGCACGCCGCGTTGGCAGCACGGCCCGCTCTGACCGAGCGGATGAACAAGTCGGCGTAGTGGTCGGCCTCCGGGGTCGTGAAGAACCACCAGCCGTAGGGCTCGTTCTGGATCTCGATCCACGTCGGCGCGAGCTGGCCGTCTCTGCCGCGCGCGCTCCAGAACGCGCCGCCGGGCCCGTAGCGCGCGACGAACGTGCCCGTGTAGGCCGCGTAGGCGTCCTTGTCGATCGTGCTGATCTGTCTGTACTCGATGAGGATCGGCAGCAGCGCCAAGCCCGCATCCGCGGCCGAGGCGAAGCGCGCGTCCGCCGCGGCCTGGCTGTCGCCGGGGCCGAAGTCGACACGGAGGTGACTGACGCCGAGCGCGACGGCGTCTCTGTAGACGTTCGCGCCCGTGATCCCGCACAGGCCCATCGGCACGTTGAACGCCGGATCCGGCAGCGCGCCGTCGAGCAACACGATCGTCGTACTCGTCCACGCGTCGGAGCTGCCCGTGCGCGGCGAAGGCGTCGGCGTGGCCCCGGCGGCGAGCTGGTCGGTCTCCCAGCCGGACATCCGGCCGCCGGCCACGCCGTAGAAGTGGCCCACCGGCTGCGAAGGCGTCACCGTCGTCGTCCACGCCCCAGCGGTGTAGACGACCAGGCCCGCGCCCGTGGCAGTCGCGGCGGCGTGCGGGACGGTCGTGACGTTCGCTGCCGACGCAGCCGAAGCCGTCCCGCCGAGATAGGTCCCCGACGCGGGGCAGCCGATGTAGGCCCGCCAGAGCGCGGAGCAGATGATCGACGTGCCGTCCCACGTCACCGCCCACGACGACGGATCCCCATCGACCAGCCGGCGCGTGAGCGTGACGAGCTGGTGCGCCTTGCTCGCCGTCACGTTTGTCTGTCTGAGCGCCGTGAAGCCCGCGATCACCGGGGTGACGGTCGAGCTGTTGACGAGCACGTCGACCTTCAGCACGTCGCCCGTTCTGCACGTCGCCGGCTTCGTGACCGTCAGCGTCGTACGCGCCAGCGCGGCGACGCTGCCATGCGCGCCGAACCGCGGCCGGACCGCCATCACGCAGCCCGGATCGCCACGATGTCCAGCACGGCCGCGTTGACCGGCTCGACCGTGCCCGCCCAGAACACGACGCCCTCCCACGACGGACGTGCCGCGTTCGCGTCCGTGCCGTGATCGAACGCGAGCATCTCCCCGCCCGCGCGCGGTGTGCTCACCGACACGTACCGCCACACCCCGCCGACCTGCCCGGCGACGTAGTAGCTCGCACCAGCGGCGAGTCCGGTCAGAGCAGCGCCGCTGGTCGCGTCCACCGTCGCCGTCGCGACCGCCGACCCCTTCGGCGCCCCGGCCGGCGGGAGCTGAGACTGCAACCACCCCGCCGGAGCGTAGGCGCTGACCGACGTGCCCGCCGGGAAGATCCGCTGATCGTTGACGGTCACGGTCGCCATCGCTGCCTCCTACGCAGCCGCCGGCTCCGCGGCAGCCTCGGGGTCGCCCTCTTCAGGAGGCGCGAGCGGCGCATCCGGGCCGCCCTCCTCCTGCATCTTCGCCGCTCTCAACGCCTCGCCGATGAACTGCTCAGCGACCTCGCCCCGCATCCCCGACCCGACCAGCCCCTGATAGATGAACTCCAGCGTCTTCGGCGGCACGTAGTCCGCCGGATTCAGCAGCCGCTCCGGTCTTCTGATCCCAGCTCTCTTCAGCGCCTCCTCCAACAGCGCACGCTGGTTGATGTCCGGATGCTGGCCGAAGCCCGTCATCAGCATCTGCGCGTCGTTGCGGTCCTGCGGCACGTTGATCGGCGCCGTCGAGCCGCCATCCGCCTCGATCTCCCAATCACCTCTCAGCTCCGCCGGGCCGACCGCCAGCCACGCCCACACACGGTCCGGCTCGCGTGGGCTCGGCGTCGTCGGGATCCGCACGTCGCGCTGTTCCAAGATGTGCTGCTGGTTGAGCTGGAGCATCTGCCGCGCCGCGGGCGTGATCGTCTCCAACTCCAGCCGGCGCGTCTTGAGCTGGATCCGCACGTTCGCCGCAGCGTTCGTGAGCTGCGCGCCCGTCGCCGTCTCCCCCGACGAACTCGCCCCGACACCGGCGTCAGAGAGGCCCGTCACGCGTTCGATGTCGGCCTGCAACGCCGCCTCCTCCTGGTAGGAGGAGTTCGGGATGTCACCGACGTTCATCGGCATGATCGCGTCCCGCAGGCTCGTCAGCGAGTTGACCGGGTTGTAGACCCCGGCGCCGTGCGCAAGGTCCTTCGGATCGAACGCGCCGTCCTGGTAGAAGTACGACGTGGCGAGCTTCAACGACGCGTTGTCGCGCCGCTGCGACCGCATCGTGTCCATCTCATCGGAGAGGTCTTCCAGCGGCTCCGGCTCGCCCTTGCCGACCATCTGCCCGTTGACCTCGGTCGGCCGGTAGATGTGGAACGGCAGATCACCCAGCCACGCGGGGTTCTCGCGCCGCGCGACCGGCCACTCACGGTTCAGGACGGTGACGATCTCCACGCCGTCGTGGTACTCCCACACCTCGTGCACATGCCGGCCGCTCGGCAGTCTCCGCGACCCCAGCCCCGCGGCCTCCTGTCGGCCCTGGTGCACGTCGGCGTAGGCGACGCCGCCGCCCATCCCCTCGATCTCCTCCGCCGTCCACTCGCCGGCCTCCGGGATCAGGTCCCAGTCGCCAAGCGCGAACCGCTCCCGCACGTATCTCGTCGACCGCCACGTGCGATGGATGCAGTACTCCATCGTTCTCGCGTTGTGCGCGGCCGGATCCCACAGGAAGTCGTAGGCGTCCACGTCGATGAAGTCCGGGTCGTCGTAGAGCACCCGGCGCTCTCTCGCTCTCAAGTACGGAGCGGGGTTCTGCGGCGTCGGCATCTCGTTGGGGACGACCGTCCACACGTCGCGCTCGACGCGTCTCCACATGCCCTTCTGCACCGCGAAGCCCTGCACGAGTCCGGCCTTGCCGGTCGTCTGCAACGTCAGCTCGTAGTCCATCTTCTGCTGCTGCTGATCGCACAGCCACCGCATGTTCTCGGTGTTCTGGCTGCTCAGCTCATCGCGCGGCGACCACAGCATCCGCGGCCGGTTGGAGAGCATCCGCGGGAGGATCGTCTCGACGCACACGAACACGTACGGGATGTGCAGGTTCGCGCCGAACTCGGCCTGCCCGTCACGCAGGATGTCGTCGCGGCCGTTCGACGAGCCAGCCTCGACGTAGGAGCGCTTGAAGTCGGTGTAGCCGTGCCACCGCCGCCAGAAGCGGTCCCAGCGGTCGCGGTGCCACTTGTGCTCGTCGTCCGCCGTTCTGAAGTCGCGCGCAATGCGCTCCTTCAGCTCGCGCAGCTCCTCAGGCAGTTCCTGCAACACCGTCGGGCTCCAGGACCGCGGCGGCCTCATCATCTGTCGGGTCGCCGGGCGCGAAGGCCGGCGTGAACGACCGCCACACCGCTGTCCAGCCAACCGTTCGGCCTTCATCATCGGGGCGCTTCTCACGCAGGGGCACGAGAACGAACGAGCCGCCGACCTTGTGCCCGATCGACTCGATGTCAGCGAGAAGCTGGTGGACGCGCCCTCGGTCCGCTTCCCCGGAGTTGTCCGGCCCGACTGTCCATCTCCGCTCCACGCTGCTCCGATCGCTTGACGACCGGGCGAGTGTTCCCTACCACGCAGACGCTTACATTCGGACGGACCCGTCGATGATCCCTCTTCTGTGCGCGCGCACCCACGACTCGCGCTCCGGGTCGCCGGCCACCATCGGGTCGAACAGGGCCGGCGCGACGGTCCGCATCGACGCACCCCGCAGCCGGTCCTCGTTCTCGGTCGAGCAGCGCGCGACGTGGGTCTGGTAGGCGCGCGCCTCCTCCTCGGTGAAGCTCGCGCCGCAGCCGGGGATGAGGCAGTGGAACTTCGGTTGCTGGGCGCCGTGGCGCACCACGATCAGCCGGCCGACGCGGCTCATGAGAGCAGCAGCGCCAGGGCGCCGACGGCGCCCGTCGCGATGAACAGCCAGTACGTGACCACGACAATGCGCGGCACCTCGATCTCTTCGTGCATCCAGTCCTTGAGCCGTCGCATTTCGTCCTCCTAGTAGCCCGTCTTCGTGTTTCGCGGGCGCACGATCGACACGCCGCCGCCACCCGAGCTGGCGCCCGGAACGGCCCCGTCGAGCCGCGGCGTCGGCGGCCGGTGAATCCGCGCGATCTGCTGCGCGATCATGTACGCCATCAGGCGATCGTCGTGCGCGCCGTGCGAGGCGCCCGTCTTGCCGGCGCTGTCTCTGACGAACGTCAGCAGCTCGCCCGCGAGTGGCCGCGAGCGGATCCCGTCGTTCGTCTCGCGCAGAAGTTCGCCGAACCCGGCGATCAGTTCCGGCTTGGTGCGGCGGTTCGTGTCCCAGCCAAGGATCTGCTCCGGCCGATCCGTGGACGACTGCGCCGGGGTGCGTCTGTAGAGCCGCGTGTAGCCGTACTTGCGCCACAGGTAGTCCTTGATGACCGGGATCCCCCAGCCGCCCGTCGTCTCGATCCCGACCAGCGCCAGGTTCCAGTAGAGCGCCGCCAAGAGCACCTGTTCGGCGAAGAGGTGCGCGTCGACCCGCGAGCGGTACTCCGCGACCTGGAGCAGCGTGCGGTGGTCGATCACCTGCACGGCGTGCCAGTCGTTCTGGCCGGCGGTGTTCTCCTCCCCGCCCGCCACGTCCCCGGCGATCACGTACGCACCGGGCGGGATCACGTCGTCGTCGAGTGTCAGCGCGCGCCCATCGGCGCGGATCGCCGTCGTGTAGCGGCCGTCGAACGTCGCCTGGTCGATCACCCCGGCGGCCAGAAGCTGGCGCTGCTCACCGACCGTCGACTGGGCCAGCGGGTGCTCCCACACGCGCCACCACGCATGGTCGTCGCCGAAGCCCGTCGCTGAGCGCGGCGTCCACAGCGCCGACGCCGGCACCGGCCGCCGCTCACCGGAGACGAAACGCTCTCTCGTCGCCCCGACCTGAAGCAGCCCCTGCTCGGCTCTGACGTTCGTCTCGACCGTGCGCGACAGCACCCGGCCGATCAGCTTCTTGCCGAAGACCGTTCTACCGGTCGCCACGAACGCGTCCTCCGGCGACGCGGGGTACTCCGCGTCCCATCTCTCCAGCTTGCTCTCGCATCTCGCGACGATCGTGCGCCGTCGCCAGTTGAGCTGCTCCAGCGACAGCGCGAAGTCCTCGATCAGCCGCGGCTCGTCCTCGCCCCACGGCCCGCTGCCGACTCTGGCGGCGAACTCCGCGCGCGCCTCCTCGCTCGGGAACGCGAGTCTGTACGCCGCCTCCTCATGCCACGGCGAGAAGAACGGGATGTAGCCCGACTCGCCCGCTTCCGCTGCGTCCCACATCTCTTTGAAGGCGTTGGAGCCGTTCGCGGT